GGCAAGGCCCTGGCCTTCCAGATGGGAGGCCAGGACGTGTTCTTCAAACGGGTCAATCATCCGGGCTCGCACATGCCGGAGCGCTCCTTCCTGCGCTCCTCCCTGGAGGAGAACGCCGGCAGTATCAAAGCCGCTATTGAGCAGGCCGTGGCCGAAGGAGTTAAAGCATAGTGATCAGTGATCAGTGGCCAGTAATCAGTAAAGGCAAAAACCGGAACCCGGGACTGGGGATTCTGATCACTGATAACTGATAACTGATCACTGATAACTGGGAATGAAGTCATGGACCGCGAAGCCATTTACAGCGCCCTTTTCGCCCTTCTCTCCACCATCCCGGGGATCGTCACCTTCAGCCGCCGGGTGCGCCACTGGACCGACGTGCCGCCGGTGGAGCAGCCGGCCCTGATCCAGGAGCAGTTTGAAGAGAGCGCCCGCTACGTAGGCCGGGCCTTCCCGGCCAAATGGACCCTAAGCCTCAACCTGGCCCTCTACGTCAACGTGGGCAACGATCAGCAGGCCGCCCCCTCACAAACCCTCAACCCCCTCCTGGACGCGGTGCTGGCCGCGCTGATGCCGCCCCCGGGCCAGGAGGAGCAGACCTTAGGCGGCCTCGTTTCCCATTGCCGGCTCAGCGGCAAGGTGCTCATCGCCGAGGGAGGGTCCCTGGGCCCCCAGGCCGCGGCCTTGATACCGGTAGAGATAGTAGTTTAAAGACGATTTTCGGTGAAAAGCAAAGTCAAGGTCAAAGTAAAAACCGAAAACCTCCTTTAAATTTTTTGCTTTTGCTTTTGACCTTGCCGAAAACCGAAACCGAAAACTGGAGATTAATATGACCGACCAACCGACCGATCAATTGACGCCTCAACCGGCGCCTGTTGCCCCGGTAGCTGCGCCTGAGCCTGAAAAAGCTCCCGTGCAGGCTCCTGTGGCGCCTGCGCCTCAACCCGCGCCTGTGCCCGGATCCGTGGCCGTCTTGCTGGTGGAGCGCTGGTGGCAGGATTGGTTCCCCTCGTCCCCGGTGAGCCGGGACTCGGCTGCCTGGAACCACGCCTACCAGGCCAAGGAAGATTTGAAGAAGCGGCTGGCGAAATAGCCAGTAATCAGTGATCAGTGGCCAGTGGCCAGTAAAGGCAAATTCACTGATTACTGATCACTGATTACTGATCACTGACCAAAGGAGGCCATCATGCCCAAGCAATTCTTCTTCGGGGCCGGGGCCCTTTACGGGCTGGACAATTCCACCCCGACTCCCACCCCCGTCAAATTCGGCACCTTGCAGGACGTCTCGGTGGAATTCTCCGCGGACGTCAAGGAACTTTACGGCGCCAACCAGTTTCCCGCCCATATCGGCCGGGGCAAGAACAAGATCACCTGCAAGGCCAAGCTGGGCCAGATCCAGGGCGCCATGCTGAACGTCCTCTATTTTGGGCTGCCCAAGAACACCGGCGAGCTGCTGTCGGCCCAGAAGGAAGCGGCCCAGATCCCGGCCGCTACGCCCTTCACGGTCACCGTGGCCAACGGCGCCGCCTTCGTACAAGACCTGGGGGTGGTCTACGCCGCCACCGGCGCCCCCCTGACCCAGGTCCCCAGCGCCCCCGTGGCCGGGCAATACAGCGTGGGCGCCGGCGGGATCTACACCTTTGCCGCGGCCGACGAAGGCACAGCCATCCTCATCGACTACCTTTACACCTCGGCCACCACCGGGGGCACCATCGCCATCAGCAACCAGCCGATGGGCCTGGCGCCCACCTTTAAGGCGGTCCTGACCGGCGTCACCGACGGCAAGACCATGACCCTGATCCTCAACCAGTGCATCAGCAGCAAGTTGACGCTGCCCACCAAGAACGAGGATCACCTGATCGTGGAATTCGACTTTTCGGCGATGGCGGACGACAACGACCAGGTCGGCACATTAACGGTGACGGAGTAGGCAAAGCAGTGATCAGTGGCCAGTGATCAGTGATCAGTAAAGGCAAAAACTGGTTACTGATTACTGATCACTGGGAACCGGGAGATTTTATGGAACCGAAACTCGACGGCGTCCCCCTGAAGCTGGGGGGGACGGATTACATCCTGCCTCCCCTCAACCTGGCGGCCCTGGAGAAATACTGGCCGGTGATCGAGTCCTGGGGCGAGCCGCCGGCATCACTGGTGCAGCGCCTCTCCGAGGCGGCGGAGTTGCTGCACGCCGCCCTTTTGCGCAATTATCCGGAGCTCACCCTGGCCGAGGTCAAGGAGGGCCTGGACTTGGCCTCGTTTCCGGCCATCCTGCCCCAGCTCCTGGAGGTGAGCGGCCTGACTCGGCGCCCCCCGGGGGAACCGCCGGCGGGGAGCGTCCCGACTGGGGCTATCTCTATGCCCGGGTAATCAGCCTCACCGGCTGGACCTGGGAATACATCGGGCAGCAGCTGACGCTGCCCCGCCTTTACGAGATGCAGCGCTACTGGGAGCAGCACCCCCCGGTGGGCGACCTGGTGGCCGCCTTTCTGGGCTATAAAGGCCCTGTAGGGGCGGCTTCCAGCCGCCCCGGGCGGGGAGACCCCGCCCCTACATACGGCTCCCCCGAGGAGCTGATGGCCACCTTCAGCGCCTCCGGCGGCAAGGTGAAAGGATAGCTTTTTACAGAGACAGTAAACAGTAAACAGAAAATAGGCTTTCCTATGGCTGACGACTCCCAAATCGAAGTTCTCATAAGCGCCCAAGCCGACGCCTTGAAAGACGGCATGGAGGAGGCCAAGACCGCGGTGAGCGACGCCACCGCCGAAATGAAGGCCTCCCTGGAGCAGGTATCGGCGGCGAGCGCCGTCAGCGCCTCTTCCATCATAGAGTCCATGAAGCGGGGCGGGGGGGGCGGCGGCAGCGGCCGGATGGAGGAATGGCGGCAGGAATTGGAGGAGATCAAGGAAGAGGGAAACCTCCTGGAGCAATCCAAGGCCCAGGAGCGCGCCTTCTGGCAAGAGAAGTTAAATCTCTGTGAGCAAGGCTCCGCGGATTACCGCCAGGTGAAGCACCGGCTCTACGAGCTGGACGTGGCCGACGCCAAACAAGCGGTGCAGCTGCAAATCGCCCAGATCAAGGAGCAGATGGCCGGCGAAAAGGAATCCTGGACCCAGCGCCTGGCCGATCAAGACCGGATCGTCGCCATCAACGCCCAGTCCTACGGCAAGGATAGCCTGAATTATCAAAACGCGGTGAACGAGAAAAAGAAGATGCAGGAGGAGGCGGACAAGGCGGACCGGGAGTTGGCCGATAAGCGCCTGGAAAATTCCCTCAAGCTGGCCCGGATGGATATTGAGGCGCAGAAGGAGAAATATAAGCAAGAAAAAGACTTGGGCGTGATCTCCGCCAGCGAGGAACTGGTCCAGGTTAAGGCCCTGAAAGAGCAGGAGATCGCCCTGGAGAAGCAAAACTTCGAGCAGCGCCAGCAAATCTGGGCCCAGTACCCCAAGAAGATGGCCGAGATCCTGCAAGAGGTCCAGGTCGCCGAGAAAAAGAACGCCCTCGAAATCCAGAAGATTGAGGCCCAGGCGGCCCAGGACGTGGAGAATAAGTGGAAGGCGGCCCTGGCCCCCATCGATTCGGCCATGACCACCGCCATCAACGGCATGATCCAGGGCACCCAGAACCTGCAAAGGGTGGTGGGCCATATCCTCCAGGACATCCTCGCCTCGTATATCAACCTGGCCGCCAGGAGCCTGCAGAACTGGATCGCCACCGAGGCGGCCAAGCTGCTGTCCACCCAAACCACCTCCGCCCAGGTGGTCGCCGCGGAAACCGCGGCCGCCCCTGAAGCCGACGCGGCCCAGGCCCTGGCCGACATTCAGGCGATCCAGGGCTCCGCGGCCCAGGGCGCCGCGGCCGCCTATGCGGCCATGGCCGGCATCCCGGTGGTGGGGCCGGAAATGGGGGCGGAGGCCGCGGCCCAAACCTATGCGGCCATCATGGCCTATGCGGGGATGGTCCCCGCCGCCGCGGGCGGCTGGGACGTGCCCGCCGACTCCCTGGCCTACCTCCACAAACAGGAGATGGTCCTCCCCGCCTCCCTGGCCGAGGGGGTGCGGGGCCTGGTGGCCGGCGGCGGGCGGGATGCCCGCCCCACGGGCGGCGACGTTCACTTTCACGTCAGCGCCATGGACGGCAACTCCGTCAAAAGTTTCTTCAAGAACAACCGCAACCACGTGGCCGAGGCGGTCAAATCCGCCATGCGCGACGGCCGGAGATTGAAATGACCTGGTATGTAGAGTGGGCACGAGCCCACCAATTCCTTTTGCCTTTAACTTTGAACTCTGAACTTTGAACCTTGAACTGAGCCTTTTATGAGCGACGCCGTCTTCCCCATGCTCCGGGGCTTCACCTATCCGGTGATCAAAAAGCCCACCTTCTCCACCATCGAGCAGGAGGCGGTGAGCGGCATTAAAAAGCACATCGCCAACTGGGTCTATCCCCGCTGGCAGATCGAGATCCCGGTGGAATTCCTGCTGGACGACGTGGCCCACGATGAGCTGAAGACCCTGGTGGGCTTCTTCCTGGCCCGCCAGGGGCGCTTCGACAGCTTTCTCTTCGACGATCCCGATGACGATTTTATTGCCGGGCAGGAGATCGGGATCGGGGACGGCGCCGCCACCGCCTGGCAACTGGTGCGGGCCTACGGCGGCTTTATCGAGCCCTGCCTGAATATCAAGAGCGCCCCGGTCCCGGTGGTCTATCTCAACGGCGCGGCCCAGGCCCCCTCGGCCTACGCCATCACCTATACCAACTCGGGGCTGCTCACCTTCACCGCGGCCCCGGCCGCGGGCGCGGTGATCACCGGCGATTTCGGCTATTACTGGAGGTGCATCTTCCAGGAGGACCTCTCGGAGTTCGACAAGTTTATGAACCAACTTTGGGAGCACAAGGGAGTCAAGATCGAAACCGTGAAGTAGGGGCTGGTAGGGGCGGGTTTAAAACCCGCCCTTACACCCGCCCCTACTGGCGCCTCTGCGGTGAATGGGAGACTCGCCATGAAAATTGCCCTGATTTCATTCTTCTGCTATGCGGTCGGCCTGCTTTGCGGCTTTGTCCTGGCCGCCGTGCTGGGGGCCAGGGCCGCGGCCGCTTACGGCGAGCGCCTGCGGCGCCAGATTGCCGAGGAGGCCCTGGAGCACGATTACGGAACCTTGGATTCGCCTTTGACTTCAACCGCAAACCGCAAACCGCAAACCGCAGACCGGCCCTTATGAAATCCGTCACCTCAGCCCTGGTCGATCTCCTCCGCAGCCGTGATCCGGTGCTGGCCTTCGACCTCTATCAATTCACACTGCCCGGCGACACGGTGCTCTATTACGGCACCGCCGACGTGCCCATCGTCTATAACGGCAACACCTACGGCGGCTCCGTGCGCTTCGACCGCTCCCAGATCGATCTGAAGGCCGGCCTGGAGGCGGACAGCCTTACGGTCAAGGCCTACGCCAGCCCCACCGATCTGGTCAACGGCGTCCCCTTCCATCAATTCCTGCGCCAGGGCGGCTTCGACAACGCCTATCTGCTCCTGCAGCGCGCCTTCTATCCGCACCCCGGAGGCTTGTTCGTGGACGGCTGGTTTACCCCTCCGGGCTGGCTGCTGGCCGGGCAGGCCATCGGGGCGCCCACCGGCGTCGTCTGGCTCTTCTCCGGCCTAGTCACTGAGGTCATCACCGGCGGCCTGACGGCCCAGATCAAGATAGATTCGCATCTCTACACCCTGGACCGGAAGATCCCCCGCAACCTCTACCAGCACCTCTGCAACCATGGCCCCAGCCAGCCCCAGGGAGATTCAGGGTTCCTCTTCGGCCCCGGCTGCGGGCTGCAGGCGGCGAATTATGGGGTCTCCGGCCAGGTGCAGGCCGGGAGCACCATCTTTCAGATAGTCACCAACCTGACCGGCTATGCGGCCGGCTATTTTAGCCTGGGGAAGCTCCAATTCACCTCGGGGGCCCTTCAGGGGACCTGGAGCGGCATTCAGACCCAGGTGGGCAGCGGCTCCCAAGCCCTGGCCCTCTCCCTGACCGCGCCCCTGGGGGCCGCGCCGGTCCCGGGAGACGGCTTCAACGCGTGGCCCGGCTGCGACCGGGCGCTCAGCACCTGTACAAACAAATTTAATAATGTCCTTTGTTTCCGCGGTTTCCCCTGGATTCCGGTGCCGGAGACGGCGACGTGAGGAAAGTGAGCAGTGAGCAGTGAGCAGTGAGCAGTAAAAGCAAAAGCAAAAATACAACATATTGTGGTTTAGGAGCCCCGAGTCGGGATCTTTGGCATACCAGATATAGCTTTTGCCTTTAATCCCCTCTCCCCCTTTGAAGGGGAGAGGGCAGGGTGAGGGGGTGGCATGACGATTCTCGAACAAGCCCAGCGCCAGGCGGTCCTCTCCGTCGCCGAGTCCTGGATCGGCACGCCCTTCCATCACCAGGGCCGGGTCAAGGGGCGCCAGGGCGGCGTCGATTGCGCCATGCTGCTCCTGGAGGTCTTTTTGAGTGCCGGGGTCATTGACGCCAAAGTCGCCAAGCGGCGCTTCTCCTACTCCCAGCAATGGCACCTGCACCGGGAGCAGGAGCGCTATCTGGAGATGGTCCGGAGTCTCGGCGGCCGGGAGATCACCACCCCCTTGCACGGTGACATCGCGGTCTGGAAGATCGGCCGGGCCTATTCCCACGGGGCCATCGTGCTCCTCTGGCCTCGCATCATCCATGCCGCGGCCGCGCCCGTCGGCGCCTGTGTCCTGGACAATGCCTACTCCTCGGCCCTGAACCTTAGCCAATTTCCGGTGAAGTTCTTTACTGCCTGGCCGTAAGGAAGGCAAACTTGGCCTTTGAATTTTACCGAAAACCGGAAAGCGGCATCAACAAGGAGCGTATCCATGAAGGAAAACGGTACTGTGAAATGGTTCAATGACGCCAGGGGCTACGGCTTCATCAGCCGGCCCGGCAGCGACGACCTCTTCGTCCACTACACCGCCATCGAGGGGGACGGTTACAAGAGCCTGATCGAAGGCCAGGAGGTGGAGTTCGAGGTGGCCGAGGGCAAAAAGGGCCTCCAGGCCATCAATGTAAGCAAAAGATAGCTGTCAGCTTTCAGCAGTAGGGGCGCGGTTAAAACCCGCCCCTATGTTGACTTGGTTATTCTATTAAGATGCGCCATTTACCGCGCCAGCTATCCTTCACAGACCCCTCTGCCACTGATCCGCAATCGTTTTAAGGTGCCATATCCCGACCGGCACCGCCAGGCGCGGGAGGTAACCGCATCCCTGGAGGGGCCGGCATTGGAAATCGGATGGTTGGCTGTTGGAATTCCTCAGCCGCGGCCAAGAAGAGCGAACTGCATCTCTTAACAGGGGGCCTGGCCGGTCAATCCCATCCTGGGTTAAATGACCTACCTGTGCTGGAAAGTTTTAAGAAATTCAATATGATCAGTTCTTATGTCCGGATTGATGGGCGACTCCGCCGCGGGCACCAGCGGTCGCGCCGCGGCCAAAACCAGCACCCTCCAGGCCTCCTACCGCGTCACCACCGCGGTGGAGGGCCTGGCGATCCCCATCCTCTATGGGCGCAACCGCCTCCAACCCAACATCTTCTTCACCTGGGGCTGGCAGGCAATCGCCCAGCCATCCCCTTCCCAGAGCATGGGCAAAGGCGGGGGCAGCTCCCCCGCGGGGGGCGCCCAATATGTCTATACCATCTACGCCCTTTTCGGCCTCTGCGAAGGGCTGGTCAGCGCCATCGGCATCAATTGGAACGACAAGACCAAAATCTACCAGTTCAGCGCCGCGGGCCTGGCCTCCGGCGCCCGGCCCCAGCCCCCGGTCCCCGTCCTCCTGAGCGGGGCGCCCGCTCAAGCTCTGGGCTATTACGGCACCGCCTTTTACTTTGGGAACATTTATCTCGGCAGCGGCAACTCCATGCCCAACCTGTCCTGGGAGTGCTACGGGCCGCTCCCTTATATCGTTCCCAAAACGGTCACTGGCGAAGCCGTTACGCTGCCGCCTCCCCAGACCTCAACCTACACGGTCGACCTCCCGGGCAACCAGAACAACCTTGGGCAGATCAACTACCAGATGAACCTGCCCTCCGGCGCCCTGCTCTTCTCGCCTCTGGTCGTGACCCTGAACGGCGTGCCGCTAATCCAGGACCCCTATCAATATTTTGATGCGCCGCCGTCCGGTCATTATTGGGTGGACATCTACGGCAATTATTGGTTTTGCGAAACCGACTCCGGAACCCTGGTCTTCTCTTACACCTGCGCCCCCTCGGCCACCTATCAGATCGCCGCCCAATGCCTCGGCACCTGCACCGAGGAATATACCCTCCCCGACGACAACCCGGTCATCGTGGTCAACAACGCCTTATACGCCGGAGACGCCGGCGTCACCCTGAACGGCGTCCCCCTCACCCCGATTCCGTATGCGCAGCCGAACCCCATATACCCCCCGGTGGTGGGCCAGGGGCAATATACTGCGTCCTCCGGCAGTTACTGGTTCTCACCCCTTGACGTGGGGGACCTGTTCATCACCTATTGCTGTGCCCTGCCCGCCGGCGCCACGATCTCCCCCAGCGGCAACGTCTGGGTGTCCGACGCCGGCGCCACCTATGACGACGGCACTCCCCTCACCCTGGTCCCCGGCGTCCCCGCCGCGGCTGGTCAATACTCCGTCAGCGCCGGCACTTACACCTTCTCCGGCTGGGATTCCGGCCGCACCATCCTGCTTAATTATGCCTATAACACGCTGCTCGACTCCAACCCGGCCGATTTCCTCCCCGACCTGCTCACCTCGCCCGATTACGGCGCGGGCTTCGATCCCGCCAAAATCCGCGATCTGAGCCAGTTTTCCGACTACTGCCTGGCCAACGATTTCCTCTTATCTCCCGTTCTCGACGAGCAGCAGGAGGCCCGGGAGCAGGTCGCCGACCTCCTCAAACTCCTCAACACCCAGGTCGTCTGGTGCGAAGACCAGCTCAAGTTCATCCCGCTGGGGGACCGGGTCGTAGAGAGCGCCAGGACCGGCGTCACCTTCACTCCCGACCTCACGCCGGTCCTCGACCTCACCGAAGACGATCTCTTGAGCGACGACAACAACGACCCGATCCAGATCAGCCGCACCCCCCAGGCCGACGCCTATAACCAGGTGCAGCTCGAATACCTGGACCGCTACGCCGACTACAATACCACCATCTACACCGCCAACAACCAGGCGGCCCAGGACGTCTACGGCCTGCGGCCGGCCGACGTCGTCATGGCCCACGCCATCACCGATCCCACGGTGGCGGCCCTGGTGGCCGCCAATATCCTGCAATATTGCCTCTATGCCCGGAACACTTACCAGTTCAAGCTGGGCGTCATCGCCAATATTTTAGAGCCCGGCGACTGGATCACCGTCACCTGCCCCCGCCTCGGGCTGGATCAGATGCCCCTCAGGGTCACCGAGATCTCCGAGGATGACCAGATGACCTCCACGGTCACGGCGCTGGAATGGCCCATCGGCGCCGCCCAGGCCCCCACCTTTCCCACCCAGAACCGCTCTCCTCTGCTCATCAATTACAACGCCGCGCCAATGGACTGCAACCCGCCGGTCATCTTCGAGCCGCCCCTGGGCCTGAGCGACATTCTTTCGGTCTGGATGGCGGTGAGCGGCGGCCCCAATTGGGGCGGCTGCCAGGTCTGGGTGTCGCTGGACCACGCCACTTATCAGCAGGCGGGCGTCGTCTCGGCCCCGGCGCGCACCGGCTCCCTGATTAACCCGCTTCCCGCCTCCCCCGATCCCGACCTCACCGACACCTTGGCGGTGGATCTGAGCGAGTCCCGAGGCGTGCTGCTTTCCGCCTCCCAGGTCGAGGCGGACGCCCTGGTGACCCTGTGCTACCTGTCCGGGGGCGCCGGCCTCCCCTCCGAACTCATCGCCTACCGGGACGCCCAGCTCGTCAGCGCTTCGATTTACCACCTGAACTACCTGCGCCGGGGCTGCTATGGCTACGGCGGCACCGCAGGGACGGCCCACGCGGCAGGCGAGCGCTTCGCCCGCCTGGACGGCGCCGTCTTTAAACTCCCTTTCTCGGCCAACCAGATCGGCCAGACCATCTATATTAAATTTCTTTCTTACAACCTGGTGGGTGGGGCTGTCCAGAGCCTAGCTGACGTGGATGCTTACCAATATCAGATCACCGGGAGCGCCCTCACCTCGCCGCTTCCGGATATTACCGGCCTGATGTCGGTGTACCAGAACAACCAGCTTTATCTCCAATGGAACGCCATCTCTCCCTCCCAGGACCCGCGTTACTCCCAGATCAATTACGAGATCCGCATGGGCGCCAGTTGGGCCACCGCCCAGGTCCTGGGCTGGGTGAGCGATCCGGAATTCCTGGTGGCGCAGCCTGGGACCTATTGGGTGGCGGCCCATTATGCATACGGCGGCATTACCCTGGCCTATTCGGCCGACCCCGCCGAGATCCAGGTGGGAAGCGTCACCCTCACGGTAAATAGCCTGGTGAGCCGGGACGAATTTGCCGAAGGCTGGCCCGGCACGCTCACCGGCCTCCAGGTGAGCGGCGGCGATCTGGCGCTGGGGGTGGGGCAGAGCGCGGGTTATTACACCATCCCGGCCGGCGAGATTCCGGATCTGGGCGCGGCCCAGGCTGCGGCGCTCGGTGGTTCCCTCGCCTTCAACAACGTGGTTCCCGGACCCTCTTTCGACGCCGCCCCCGACGTGGACGCCATCCCGGACGTGGATCAATACGATGCAGGGGCTGGAGGCCAATTCGACCAGGTGCCGGACGTGGACGCGGTTCCCGACTTCGACCAGGCCGGGGGCACGCTGGCCCAGACCGCCCAGATCCAGGCGCAGTTCTCCCAGGACGGCAGCACCTGGGGGGACTGGCAGAATTTTATTCCGGGGACCTACGTATTTTGGAAGGTGAATTTCCGGCTGGCCCTGATCCAGGTGGTGCAAGGGAACGTAACTCTTAATCCCATGGTTACGGACTTCGCCTGGTCAGTGGCCATGCCGGACCGGATCATTCAGGTGGGCTCTATATCCTGCCCCGCCACGGGGCTGGCCATCACCTTCACCCCGGCCTTTCAGATCACGCCGGCCATCGCGGTGACGATACTGAACGCCCAGCCTGGAGACGTGGTGACCTTCCCCACGGCCATCGGGCCGGCCGGGGGCACCATCATGGTCATTAACGGCGGCGCGGGCGTGCTGCGTAACATAAGTTACATCGCCAAGGGCTTTTAACCAGGGAGCAGTGAGCAGTGATCAGTGGCCAGTGGCCAGTAAAAGCAAAAAAACCCCGGAAATTTTAGTTTTATTGATCACTGATCACTGATCACTGATCACTCTTTTAAAAGGAGATTCAACCATGAAAAAACTAATCACCTTCCTGCTGCTTCTCTGCGCTTTGGCGGCGCCGCTCTATGCCTCCCAAAACCCCCTGGTGGTTCCCGACGGCACCGGGGCCCAAGTGCGCGCCGACTTCAACAACGCCATTGATACCCTGAACACCGTCAACTCCGGACCTTCAGCGCCCGCCACTACCGAGGCTTATATGCTGTGGGCCGACACCACCAACAATCTCCTGAAGCAGCGGGACGCGGCCAACGCCACCTGGATCGTTCTGGGAACGCTGGGCGCCGCCAACCTGGGCCATGAGCCGGCCGTCTCCCTTGGGACCACCTCCCAATACTGGCGGGGCGACAAGACCTGGCAAACGCTGCCCACAGGCCTGTCTTATCCCGGGGCCGGCGTCCCCAACAGCACCGGGTCCTCCTGGGGCACTTCGTACGCGGTAGGGACAGCAGCGAATGACCTGGTTCAGCTTAACAGCAGCGCCCAACTGCCTGCGGTGGACGGCAGCCAGTTGACGAACCTGCCGGCCGCCTCTATTCCGGCTGGAGTCATCGTGCCCTATGCAGGCTCAACCGCTCCCAGCGGCTGGCTCTTGTGCTACGGCCAGCAGGTCAGCACCTCGACCTACCCCAACCTCTATGCGGCCATCGGCACCACGTACGGCTCCGGGAGCGGCAGCTTCGGCATTCCCGATCTCAGAGGCCGGGCGCCCTTCGGCGCCGACGCAATGGGAGGCGCGGCGGCCGGGCGCCTGGGCTCGGGGAATACGGGGGGCATCACCGGCGCCGCCACCCTGGGGGCTGCCGGTGGTCAGCAATCACATACCCTGACCTCGGCGGAGCAGGCGAGCATGAGCGTAAGCGGCACGGCCAGTGGATACCTGGTGGGTGATGGGGGCGGTAATTTGGCAGGGTTTAGTGCAGCCCTCTCCGATGGCACCCAGATTAGCATATCGGGCACAGCCTCCGGTGGCGGCGGGGCGCACAACCTCACCCCTCCGGCCCTGGTTCTCAACTACCTCATCAAATATTAACGTAGGGCGGGAAAGCGAAGCGCATCCCGCCATTAACCTTCAAGGAGACTCGCTATGAACCTCTGGCAAAAAATCTGGGCCGATCCCAAGACCACCATCCCCGGGATCATCGCCGCCGCCCTCAGCGCCCTGGTGGCCTTTGGCGTCATTACCCCCGCCGAGTCCAATCCCCTGCAAACGGCCTTGACCGCCACCTTCGGCGGCATCGTCGCCCTGCTGGGCATCTTCAGCAACTGGCCGGCATCATAAATATGGTTACCGGGGCCGATATCCTCCAAAAGGCTAAAACGCGCCTGGGAGATTCTTATGTTTTCGGGGCGCTTACGCCCGTAGGCGCCCCGGACCCCCGGGTCTTCGATTGCTCCAAGCTTGCTTCCTGGGCCGTCTATCAGGCCGCCAGGCTCATCTATGGCGCCGACCGCGATAGCGGCAATCCCTTGGAGGTATATGGAGGCACCGTATATTGGAACCGTGACGCCCGCAGCCTCGGCAACATCATCTCCCTCGATGCAGCCGCCGCCACGCCCGGAGCCGCGCTCCTGCGTCTCGCCACCGCCTCCCGGTGCGGCCATATCGTCATCTCGGACGGCCTGGGAGGCACCGTAGAGGCTCATTCGACTGCGGCCGGAGTCATCGCTTCCACCTTGCATGGTCGCCGCTGGGATCTGGGTATCCTCGTCCCCGGCATTAAGTACCAGGCGGCGCAACCTATCCCGGTTAAGCCTCCCGCCGCCCCTATCTACCGCCTAACTCTTCCCTTTATGAGCGGTCCGGAGATAGTGCGCCTCCAGGAGGCCCTTAATAAGTGGCTCGGGCCTCAGGGGTTTTTGGTGGCGGATGGGGTTTATGGACCCCGGACGGAGCGTGCCGTGGCGGCGTTTCAACGTTCCCAAGGCTCACTGGCGCCCGATGGTGAGGCCGGCCCGGCCACGCTTAAGGCCCTCGGCATGTAGGGTGCGCACTGCCCACCAATAGCTATCAGCGTAGGGGCGGGTTTAAAACCCGCCCCTACCAAAGGAGAACCGGCCATGAAAAAATTAACCGCCTTTTGGTTTGCTTGCCTTTTTACTTTTGCCTTTTGCCTTGCCTCCTATGCCGGTCAATGGACCGCCCACGGCTATTTCTATAAGCCCAGCCTGGGGGCCTCAGGGCAGACGGAATATAATCTGTTCAACCAGGGCCTCGACCAGGCCGACGCCGAGCTGTTCGCCTTGGACCCCCCCCCGGGCCTCGTAGCCACCCCGCCCCTCACCTATAACGCCGCCAACGGCGTAATAGCCCTCCCCCAGGCCAGCGCCACTGTCAGCGGCTACCTGGCCTCCGGCGACTGGAGCGCCTTCAACGCCAAACAGCCCGCCATCTCCCCCGGCGCCACCTCCCAATACTGGCGGGGCGACAAGACCTGGCAGACCCTCAACCCCGCGGCGGTGGGGGCGGCCCCAGCCACCGCCGGAACCTCCATCCTCAAAGGCAACGGCTCCGGCGGCACTACCGCGGCCGTTTCTAATACCGATTATGCCGCGGTCCGGGATAACGGCGATCCAACTTATCTATGGAACGGCAACAAACTCCTTTCCCGCATCTCCGATATCTGGGCGTCCATTACCGGGGGGAACCTGATTGTTTGGGGCAGCAACATCTATGGCACCAATTTGGCCACCGTCATCAGCACCATCGGCAGTTCCACCCCGGCCAATCTCATCGTTCCTCCGGGGACCTTTACTATTTCCGCTAATGTGGCCACTACTCCGAATATTCGCCTTCTTCCTCAGAATGGAGCCAATATAAGCATCCCCACCGGCGTCACCCTGACCATCAATGGCCCCTTCGAGGCCGGGCCATATCAGATGTTTTCCTATACCGGAACCGGGCAAGGTCCGCAGGCTAATAACACTGGAGTATGGCCCCTGATATTCAGCAGGACTAGCGTTGAAAAATTATATCCCCAGTGGTGGGGAGCCAAAGGGACCGATTCCTCCGCCGATTTTACTGCTCTACAGCAGATGGTGGATTGCAGCATAGCCAGCGGCGGTCTCCCCATGTTTTGCCCTGCCGGAGTCTATAAATTAACTGACACCCTGAAACTCGGTTATGGGGCGCCTGGATTTGTCTATGGGGCCTTATTTGAGGGCGCAGGCGCCAACCTTAGCGGCACCAATGGCATGTCAGCCGGAAATAATGGTAATCAAATGACCGCCTTTGATGCGACCGGTTTTGGTGATCGTCCTGCTATTAACATTCAGGCGAGCAGGCAAGTGCAGTTGAAGGGCTTTCGGGTCTTCGGTAGAAATGTTGCGCCGCAGACGGCTGCTTTTGAAACTACTGGTCCTGACCCGAATAAAGCCAACTGGATTACTTCGGGATGTGTAGACTCGCAGTATGCCCCCTATTGCGGCATCTCCATAGATGCCTACGCAGGAACTGCACCTACTGGTGGCTATTCCAACGATACTTACGGGCGGGGTACTAGTTCAGGAACATTTATGGAAGACGTGATGGTGCAATATTTTGTCGTCGGCTTAATGTTGACACCATCTAGTAACAATGCGGCAGATGATTTCTTTAGCGGCAAAGATTGCGACCTAATGTATAACACCTATGGATATTCCAGTGGGGCCAATCAAAGTGATTCCATTAACTTCTACAATTGTTGGATAGAAAGGAACTGGTGCAGCATAATAACTAATGCTCACGGAGCGCTGCAAGGCCATTGGCCTAATATATTCGGTGGCGGGATGCAGGACGCCTGGAAGTTGTTTGAGGGCTCGTCACAAGGCACCGCTACTATTGAAGGAATATGGTGTGAGGCGTTTACTTGGCTGGGCAATTTTGGAGTTCAAGTAGCCGGACAGGCTTTTTCCCTGATTAATTTTGTTGGGGATCATTTTTCTTGGGGAGTAAATGCAGGAAATCCTATTTATGAGCCATATTTCTTCACTGCCAATAACCCTATTAAGTTTGATACTTGTGATTTCAACGCAGAGAATCGACTGAATGTGTGGAATTTCTTTAATGGGAATAATACTACTTTTATTAATTGCAGCTATTGGAACTTTGCAGCCGGTCCTAACTTCATCGGGATTAATGACTACGCTGGCGGTCTGGCGATGCTGGGCTACCAATATATTAATTGTAATGTTTATGTAGGAAGCGGTACCGCCTCTACCTGCCCCAACAACCAATATCTCGGCATGGCGGGGTTCGCCAGGCAGCTTATTGCGCCTTGGACAAGCGATGTCAAACTATGGGGGAACAATGGATTTAGTAGTTGCCATGTAAATCTGATGCCTTATGGCTATGAGGTCCCCAGCAATGATTTCTCCGGCTCACTATCCATAACAGGGACAAATCACAGTGCGGTTCTTTCCTTTACCGCCAACAATTCGGCTGAATGGTTGACGGGTGATATTATCCTGTGGCAGGTCTATGATAGAACGGCAACTATAGCCCCGAATGTGCCGGCATTTAAAGTCACGAATGTAAATAGTGGCACCGGCGTGGTCACGGCGCAAAGTTTGCTGGATAATATCAATGTTGCGTATGCGCCTAACCATCTGTACAAAGCCCTGCCTTTATTTATTAATGGCGCAGTAGCCACCGGCAACACGCACAACAATACTACGGTTGATAACGTGACTAATATTAGCAACTTTGCAGTAGGCGATTACATTCAAGGAGCCGGGATTACTTGGGCCAGAATTGTCAATATCTCGGGAACGACCATCACCCTAAGCCGGAACGCCTCGGCCACGGCTAACGGCGTAAGTATTTATAATTGCGGGTTGACGGCTTATTAAGATGCTGAAAAACTACAAATATTTCTGGTTCAACTATGATACGATTTACTCTATTGCCACCAATATGCTGCTCACGGCCAATGGCGGCAATTTTAACGGCACCGGCGCGGTCAGGATAGTTTGCCATTATATCGCCCTGGAACCGCCGACTAATTGA